TGGTTCATATAAAAGAGATGAGAAATATGTTAAAAAATCGTCAAGAAAATCAAGTAAAAAATTAAAAAAATATAAAGATTAATTTACTTTAAAATCGGCGTTTTAAATCTCCAAAGGTGTAAATAAAAAAAGTAATATAACTAAATGGACAACGCCAAGAATTCTATGAGAATATTTATTGATATTATAATTATGAATTCATACTAGATGTGATTTATTATTGAAATTTTATTATTATAATTTCATTAGTCATAATTTATTATTTTGCTAATTATGAAATTTTATTATTGAAAATTTATTATTGTAAATTTAGTTTTGTAATTTATTTTTGTGATTTATCATTGTAAATTAATTTTTGTAATTTATTTTTGTAATTTAGTTTTGTAAATTTAGTTTTGTAATTTATTTTTGTAATTTAGTTTTGTAAATTTAGTTTTGTAAATTTAGTTTTGTAAATTTAGTTTTGTAAATTTGTTTTGTAAATTTGTTTTGTAAATTTGTTTTGTAAATTTGTTTTGTAAATTTGTTTTGTAAATTTAGTTTTGTAAATTTAGTTTTGTAAATTTAGTTTTGTAAATTTATTTTTATAATTTATCATTGTAAATTTATTTTTATAATTTATTTTTGTAAATTTATTTTTATAATTTATTTTTGTAAATTTTTTTATAATTTATTTTTGTAAATTTTTTTTATAATTTATTTTTGTAAATTTATTTTTGTAAATTAGTTTTGTAAATTTATTTTTGTAAATTTATTTTTGTAATTTAGTTTTGTAAATTCATGAATTTTAACTGCGATTAATATTTTGCTTAATATAATATTGCAATTTTAATATAAAAATATAAATTATAATAATAAAATTGCAATATTATATTTTGCTTAATATAATATTACAATTTTAATATAAAAATATAAATTATAATAATAATTTATATTTTTAAATTTACATAAAGGAGGACCATATACAATTGAATATTATATTAATACATTAAAAGATAACTATAAAAAAATTATGATTGAATATATAACAAATAAATATTTAAAAAAATTAAATCCACCATTTAAAAATCAGACCATACTATTGATTATTTATATAGTATCTCAATTGATGACTTAGATGATTTATTAGATATGATTATATTAAAAACATGTCATTCTTTGGCAATATTATTTATTCATTATATGCAAAAAAATAATATTATAGATTTAGAACCATTATATTATCCACAAGAAATAAGTCAAGATGAAATATATAAAAAATTATTAGTATTAAATACTGTTAATAGATGTTTAGTTAAAATAAATAATTATTCATTTCACGAATTTATATTAGTAATTACAAAAAAAAATAAATATATTATTCAAGTAAATATGTATAATACTGAATTATATAATATATCTATAATTAAATTTAATGATGATTTATCTGAATTAAAAAATGGTGATAAAGAATTTTATGAAAGATTAAAATTAATTGAAAAAGATGATAAACGATTTAATGATAAAATTAATTTAGTATTTCATGGTTTTGTTTCGTATAAAATAGGTGTTTAAAATTAGTAAATTTTTATTAACTAATATAATATGCCAAATATTGTATTATTATTGTTTGATTTATTAGTATTGCCCATAAGTGTTTTAAGATTAATAATTATATATTATTTTGGTTCAAAATATGAGATTAAAGGATTTAAATTTTTAGATGTTATAACACACTCTGACAAACCATATTTTAATAAAGATGACCAAAATATAATAAATACATTAAAAGAAGATTATAGATTAACAATAAGAGATGATACAAGATTATATCCTTATGATTTATTAAATTTTGTTAAAAATAATATAAAAACTAAACAAGATGAAAAACAAGAGAATAATGATGAACTTAGTGAAGATTATCAAGAATTAGAAAATGATGAAAATAAAGATATAATTAATAGTATTAAAAATGAATTAGAAAATTTTTTTATATAATTTATTAAATTTATATTTTTTACATTTCCAACTATTCCATTGTGAATTTTGGATATTTTGTTCTTTTAAATTTTGTAATAAATTTTTATCTTTTAAATTTTGTAATAAATTTTTATCTTTTAAATTTTGTAATAAATTTTTATCTTTTAAATTTTGTAATAAATTTTTATCTTTTAAATTTTTATGTAAATTTATAATTATTATTATTAATCGCATGTATAATAATATAATAAATTAATTAGTGTTTATTTTCTTTTAATTTTCCAATGACATATTTATTTAATGCTTTTTTTACATAACGACTTTCGTGTGGGACATCATAAAATTTAAAATTATTTTTATGACAGAAAAGACTTAAAACTTTTTTACATTTAGTTAGAGTAAGAATTTCATCACCGATATAATCACTTTTTTGTTCTAAATCACGTCGCGAATCTTTGCTAATATCATTTAATTTAGATTCATCATGAGAGATTATTATAACACGTCCATTTTCGATTTTTAATAATTGTAAAGTTTCTGAAAATTCATATAACCATTTATCAAGATATTTGTGACGAGCTTCTACCACAACATCATGAATCGCGACTGGATTATCACCAATGCCCGAATCAGTATAATAATATGGTCTTATAAATGAATTATAAATTGGTACATTACTAATAACTGAACGTACAACGGGCACAGGAGATACAATATTATTATTGTAAATAATATTACTTGGAGTTACAACAACTGATGATACTGGAGATATAACAGGGGATATAACAGGGGATGATACAACGTACATTATATTATATATAATTATTTTATTTTATTATAAACTTAATTATTTCATCAATAATGAATAATGCTATATTAAATTTATTTATTTTTGTTTTTTTGTATATTTTTGAATATTCAATAATAATATGTTTATTATTTTTTATAAATTCAGTAAAAAATATTTCGATTTTTGCTTTTCCAATATATTTTGATTTAATTAATTTATATATTTCATCTATATTATTATTATTTGTAAATAAATGTTTTGTTTTATTATAAATTATATCAAAATAAAACATACATATATCACTGATAAATTCAAAAATACGATTATCAATAAATACTAGTTCATTGATATACCATATAAAACCAATGATAAATATTCGTTCTTTAGTTTTAAAATATAAATTTTTATTATTATCAATCCATATCAATAAATTTTCTAAACTATATATTTGATAATATTTATTTAAAAAATTTATTGATGTTAAAAGTAATACTGGTTGAATTTTACATTCATCTATATAATATTCAACATCATCTTTTATATATTGATTAACAGAACAAATATAATTTTTAGTTGTATTTGTTATTTTTTTCTTAGTTTGTGGATGTATAAATATTTCATTTGGAGGATGACAAACGTCCAAGCATTTATAATTATTTTTTGTAATAATATTCATATATAATAAAATATTAAAAAATATTGAAATTTTAATATTAAAATGAATTTATATTAATTAATATAATTAATATAATATGTTGTCATCATCATTAATTAAAAAAATAAATACTCGAGTCATTGATTTATTTGAGAATGCTTATAAAGATAATGAATTAGATAGTATTGATATTAAACAAGAAATACTTAATAAAATTCTTCCATATCAAACATTACATACAATAAATATGATTTCTGCAGTTAAAAAAAATATTTCATCAATTGATGCAAGTAGCACTGGTACCGGTAAAACTTATACAACGTGTGCAGTTTGTAAGCAATTACAATTAATGCCACTTATTATATGCCCAAAAAGTATTATTAGCACATGGAAGCATATATTAAAATATTTTGATGTAAAATATTTAGATGTAATAAATTATGAAAGTATTATTTCTAAAACACAAGATAAAAATAGTTATATTAAAATAATAGATAATAAATATAGTTGGGATTTTACAAATTATAAAGAAAATATAATTGTTATATTTGATGAAGCACATAAATGTAAAAATCCACAATCAAATAATGGTCGATTATTATTATCAACAAAAGATACCATAAAAACATTATTATTATCCGCAACAATTTGTGATAAAGAACAAGATTTTTATGTTTATGGATATATTTTAGGATTGTATAAAAGAAAAAATGAAGGCAAAAGATGGATTGAGTCAATGAAACGAGAAATGAAAAATCAATATAAAAATAAAAGTTCCAATATTCTTGAAAATTTTATATTTCCACAAAAAGGCAGTAAAATGTCCATGGCTGATTTAGGCGACAATTATCCAAAAAATCAAATTAGCGTTGAATGTTATACAATTAATGATGATGAAATTAAAATCATAAATGAATATCATAAAGATATTAAAAATAAAATTCAAAAAATAAAAATTGCAGAAAATATAAAAATGAGACAAATAATAGAAAAAATTAAAATACGCATTATGTGTGAATTATTTGATACTTATTATGCAGAAAATAAATCAATTGTGTTTTTTGTTAATTTTCGAAATTCTCATAAACTTATAGAATTATATTTAGAAAAAAAAAATATTAAATATGCTAACATTAATGGTTCTCAGAATGAAAAAGAACGTGATGAAAATATAAATCTATTTCAAAATAATGAAGTTAGAGCAATTATATGTATGATACAATCAGGGGGTATTTCAATTAGTTTGCATGATATCAAAGGAACACACCCCCGAATATCATTAATTAGTCCATCATATTCTCATATTGAATTAATACAAACAATTGGCAGAATATATAGATCCGGATGTCTTACACCTTGTTTGCAAAAAATAATATTTTGTGCTGATACTTTTGAAGAAAATATTGTAAAAATCTTAAAAACAAAAAAAGATGTATTAGATACTTTAACTGATAAAGATTTTGATTTTTAATTTAATAATTTTTTATTTGGTTTATGATTTTTGATTTATGATTTTTGATTTATGATTTTTGATTTTTGATTTTTAATTTAATAATTTTTTATTTGGTTTTTGATTTTTTTTAATTTGCGTACCATAAAACATATATGTGTCATCTACATTTTTTGTCATATCTAAATGCGAAAAATCTTGTGCTAATTGTGTACAATAATCAAACATTCTTGAAGTATTTATAACATTAGATGTATCAAAATTTAATTTTTGATTAAATTCATAACATTCAGCAAACATACATGACATATTTATAACTTTACTTGTATTAAAATTATCTAATGATTTATTAAATTCAGAACATTGATAAAACATACCGCTCATATCTAATACTTTAGATGTATCAAAATTATTAAGTTGTTGATTAAATTTATAACATTTAAAAAACATAAAAGCCATTGTTTTTACTTTTGATGTATTAAAATTATTAAGGTATCTATTGAATCGATGGCATCTATCAAACATATTTGACATATCTGTCACATTAGATGTATCAAAATTTGAAATATCATTGTCAAACCAAAAGCAACCAGAAAACATATTACTCATATCATTTATATTTTGTGTATTAAAATTTGACAAATCACAATTTAATATATAACAATTATAAAACATTTTTTTAGTTGAACTAATTTTAGATGGCAAATAATTAGGCACACTTTCTAAGTATATACAATCTGAAAAATTTATATTTATAAAATCATGAGTGCCATATGATATTACATTACTTAAAGAATGGCACCCTTGCAATGTTTCATAATTTAATTGTTTAGCGTCGCTATATACTTTTACAATATATTGTCCAGTATTCTTAAATATGTTATAATGTTTATTATTTATTGTATCCTCATCCCATATTATTTCTAAAAAACTATAATTATAAATAGGAATAATAATTTTTTTATTTACATTTTTAATATCATATTTTAATATTAATGGTTCATAATAAAATTTACCCATAATGCGATATAATTCTTTTTCGACTAACATATTATTTAATAATTCTTTAAATTGTTTTATCATAAATTTAATAGTATATATATTATTTTATATTAATATATTTAAATTCAATTTTTATTTATTTATAATATGTCAAGTATTATAAATAAAAATCATTATTGTTATATTTTACAAAATATAGAGAATGAAAAAAAAATTTATATTGGATATACAATAAATCCATCACGAAGAATTAGACAACATATACAAGAAATAAAAGGGGGCGCGAAATATACAAAAAATACAAAAGATACTAAATCGTGGAGAATGATTATAATTATAAAAGGATTTCCAAATATGATAAATGCTTTACAGTTTGAATGGAGATTAAAACACCCAGACAATAAAAAAAGAAGTAAATATTATTCAATTGTGGATGCAATACATGGATTACAAAAAATATTAAATTTAGATAAATGGACAAATAATTCAACAATTATGAATAAAGATATAAATTTAATAATATGGATATTAGATGAACTTTCACAAAATTTAGTAATTAATAATGATAATATAAAAATTAATATTGTTAAATTACAAACAAATAATATTATAGAGTATTTATAAATATGAGTAATAATGAATTTGAAAATGAATTTATTAATAATGAATTTTCTATATTGCTCAATACACATGTCATAAAATATACATTCCCGAATTTAAAAATAAAAGAACAAAATTTATTGCATCAATATTTATGTGATTTGATTCAATGGATTGCTTTAGTTCATAATGTATGGAATGAAAATTTTATTAAAAAATTAAAAATGAATAATTATCGAGATGCGCGATGGTTATTATTATTACTTTTACCATATATACACATTGAAGCAGATAAATCGAATATATATAGTTTAAATGATATATATGTAAAACAAGAAAATGAAAATACAAATATAAATGAAGAAGAACCAAAATTTATTTATTCTAATATACAATATGGAAGACATAAACAAGGTAAAATTAATACTTTAATAAATTTTGATGTTAAACATTTAGAACAAAATTATTATTTTTTATTACAAGCAATAAAAGAAAGTAAAAATAAATTACATGTAAATTGGATAGAAGTATTACCCGCATTAGATGAAAATATAAGTATCGCAAATGAACTTAAATATATTGATCCGATTGATAATTATGTAAAAAATAAAAATATAGTAAATTTACAAAATAAATTTAAAAGTATTAATATTGAAGATGTTTATAATACAATTTCAATAAGTTTATATGAAAATATTAAAGATTATAGATGGTTAATTTTTGATTGTGCTATTTATTATGAAAATAATTATATTATTGTTTCATTGTTACAAACTCTTGAATTAATATTTGCGAATACATTAGAAAATATTATTAATATTAATGATGAACCAGAAACAATATCTGAAAATATTATTTCTAATATTGAAAAAAGATGGAATAAATTTTTAAATAATTATGAAGAAAATATTTCTTGGGTTTATAATAGTGCGACTATTGATAATTTAACAATGAATATTATTATTAAAAGTATAGTAATCTTTTATAATAAACAACATAAATTTACAAAGAAAAATAAAAATACATATAAAGTTCTTGATTCATTAAAATATTTAGATCATCACGACGATGAGGTACTTATTAATGATGCTATAATATCAAAAGAAAAAATATTAATCACTGCAAAAACAATTGATATCAAAGATTTAATACAATTTTTAAATTACAATATAAATTATTTAAAAAAATCATGGTATGGGTCAATGCTTTTTGAAAATAATATTTTAAAAAAATTTAATAATGATATTATTATTGATACATTTGTAATAAATTTAAAAAATATATATAGTTATTGTAAATGTTTTTTAATAAATAAAAATCAAGATAATTACACATTGATGCCTAAAAAATGGTCTAGCCTTGATAAACAAGATATTGAATTAATTGAAGAACGCTTAAATAAAAATAAAACTAATATTAATTGGTTTGTAATAGATAATAGTTTAAAACATCGAGAAATGCTTAAAAATTATATTGTTAATACAAATATTTATGCTCAAAAACAAAAAATATTTACTGAAATACAATTATACATAAAAAAAATTATTATCATGAGTTTAAAATTTAGAGGTGTTTTATCTTTTCTTACATTTGATAATTTAGATTTTAGAGACATAACAAAATATGATACAACAAATAATGATGATAAAGCTAAATTAAGAAATGATATTTATGAAAAATATAATAATTATAAAGCATATTATTATTTGACAAATAGTGAATATACATCAGTATATTTTGATGTTATAAAAAATTTTGATTGGACTTTTAATACTTCATTTCATTGGATTGCACAAACTCATTTTATTTTAAAATTTATAAATAATAGAATAAATTATATAACAGCCGGAACAGGAGCCGGTAAAACAACGCAAATACCCAAATTATTTTTATATTATTATAAATCAATTGATTATAAAGATGACGCAACAATAATTATATCCGTGCCGCGCAAAACTATTTCATTGGATACGAGTAAATATGTTTCTAAAGAATTAGGCATACAAATTAATAATAATAATATACAGCAACAAACAAGTAGTGAAAATACAATAAAAAAAGGAAATTATCCAAAAATACAATTTATAACAGACGGGATTGTTATTAATAAAGTTAAAAATCCATTTATTAGAGAATATGAATCCTTATCAATATCAAAATTTCAAAATGATGATTTATTTGATGATAAATATTTATATTTTAAACATAATGCCACAATTTGTGATTGTATTATAATCGATGAAGCACACGAACACAATAAAAATATGGATTTAATATTAACATTATTAAATAATTGTTTAAAATATGAAAATCGCATAAAAGTATGTATAATTAGTGCAACAATTGATAATGATGAACCAATATATAGAAGATTTTATAGACATATAAATGATAATTTAAAATATCCACTTAGTCGATGGATTGAAAAGCACAATCTTGACAGAATTAATATTGATAGAAGATTACACATGGCACAACCGGACGAAATTTTATATAAAATAGAAGAATATTTTTTACCCGAAAAAAAAGATAAACCAGCAGAAGTTATTAAATCAATAATAACATCAACAAATACAGGAGATATATTATTATTTATGCCCGGAAAAGTTGAAATATATAATATTATAACAATATTAAATGAACCTAATTTTTTGCCAAACAATGTAATTGCGATACCATATTATGCGGATGCCCCAATTGTTCTTAAACAATTTGTAAATAACATACGAACGCAAAAACATTTATTTAAAATAAATAAAACAAATAAATTTGACAATATTAAAACAATAGATCATTTTGCAGCAGGGGACCAAACATATTCACGTTTTATTATTGTATCAACAAATATAGCAGAGGCTAGTATTACAATAGATACTTTAACTCATGTTGTAGATACCGGAACACAAAAAAATCTTATATATGATACAAACAGTAGAAAAAGTTCTATAAAATTATCATATATTACAGAAGATAGTAGAAAACAACGCCGGGGACGTGTTGGGCGTGTTGCGAAAGGATATGCTTATTTTTTATATTCTCAAGATGATGTTAAAAAAAATAAAAAACAATATGAAATCGCAATAAGTGATATTAGTATAAGTGTATTATTAAATTTATTAAAGAAAAAAAAAGATGTATCAATTGTTCCAAAAGAACTTACAAATATATTACATGGAGAAGAATTAAATAAAGATATTATGAATTTATTTTTTGTAGAAAATAAAAAAAAAATAGAAAAATTAGAAAAATGGATTAATTCAAATATTAAAACTTATGACACGACGAAAGAGCATTTAACCAGATATATAACAGAATTATGTAAAATTTTATTAGAACAATACACAATAAAAAATCATCAATACACATATATTGGTAATACTGAAAATTATGATAATTATAAAATTAATAAAGATGAATATTATAGTTGTTTTTTATCAGGATTTCACAAAAGACAAATAAATGATACAACAGGAGTATTTTATCTTATTCATCCAGAAGAATTAAATATAAAAAGAAACATTGCCGGAAATATAATACAATTTAATAATGAAAATATGAATTTAATACAATCAGATAAAATGATTAGTTTTTGGTTACTATTATTTAATTATGGATTTATAAATACAAATTTAGACAAAAGAAATAATAAAAAATATATTTATAAAAATAATTGGGGGTTGGTATTTAATAAATTAAATAATATATTCATTACATCATATAAAAAAAATATATTTAATTATATAAAACAACTTTTTTATGGAAGAATATTATTAAAAGATAAAAGTTTTGCACAATTTATGCACATACTTGTATTATTAAATGTATCTAATGGAGATATAGAAAATTTATTTGATTTTACATATTTAAATTTATATAATCCGCAATTAAGTATATTTAAACAAAATGAATTAAAAAAATTAGAAATACAAAAATTAGTACATTTTTTAGAAATGCCGCATTATAATACTTCTGATATTAATTTTTATAAATTACTTGCAGAATATTTACAAAAAATTTATATCAAAGTAAATAATAATATTAAAATAATAACTCAAAATGACGTTGATTTATATATTGCAGATATTAATAAAGAAGAAAAACAAGAAGAAATATTAGAATATGATGCGGAGACAGATGCAAAAGCAAATATTAACAAACAAGAACAAGAACAAGAACAAGAGCAAGAACAAGAATATAATAAATATACTAAAATTAAAAATACATATAGAAATAAATTATTAGAGAAAAATTTATATGAAGAATTAAAAATAACATTTTCAAAAATAAAAATAAATATAAAAATATTAATGAAATATTTTAGTGAATATATGATATTAATAAAAATATGGAATAAATTTATAGAAACAGAAACTCATTTTATGAAAACAATTTCAAATGATTATCATGGATTATATAATAATTTACTTACAACATATAATATTGAACCATACACGGCAATATTTTTATTATCAGACCCATACAATGTAATGTATAAATGTATTAATACAAATAGTTTTTTTTATGTGTATAATCCATCACTATTAGAATTAAAAATGATTAACACATCAACAACAACAGTTGATAGTAAATTTCATAATAATTATATATTGAGTATATCTGGTGTGAATAAAATAAATACATTAATAAGCATAACACACAATGAATTACAATTAGTAGCAAATATATATAGATTCACAAGTTATTTTATTAGACAGAATTATAAAAATATAAAATTAGAATTAGAATTAGATAAAATAACATACATAAATAAAGGAACAATAAATAATATGAATTATACAATAAAATTTGTTATAGAACATTTAAAAGAAAATAATTTATCACGTACAAATTCACTAATAGAAAATTTATACAGAACATTTTTAGATACTGATTTATTAGAAAATGTATTAATTTAATTTTACTATTTCATTGTTTAACAAATATAATAATTTATTTATTTGTTGATTTGTATATTTATTATTCATGAAATCATTCATATTAATGTCAATTTGTTTTAAAAATTTATCTCTATATTCTATAATATTTTTAGAATAATTGCGTATAATATTTTTATAACTTAATTTTTGGTCTTTAATATTTGCTAATAATATTTTAATTAATTTATTTCTATCAATATCTTCATAAGTCAATCTAAAATCAATATACCATATAGCCCATATAGCACAAAAACCTTTTGGGTCACCAATTTTTATACTATTATTTTCAACTGAATCAAGAATTTGAAAACTTATTTTTGGTAGATATTTATCGGGTGAAATTAATATAATTTTACTATTAATATTTTTGAAATATTTTTCAAGTAATTCATCCAAATATTCAGCTCTATAATTAAAATTTGATGTAATATTTTTTCCGTGTGGTTCAAATCTTTCAATTTCATAATTATTTTTATCAAATAATAAATAATTAGAATGAGAACCATTTTTTATTTCAATTCCAATTGGTATTATAATAAATCTTCTTTTATTTTCTAAAGCTTTTTCAAATAATGTCACAAAATTTTCTATCATTATTAATTTACTATCTTTCCAAACTATTTCAAAATTAATAAATTCACAATTATCATTAATCACCATTCCACGTTCTTTATAAAAATCGCACAATCTTTCATTTATTATTTCATTTTTATTATTTATGATTGAACATACATTATTATGTTTTTTTAATATAAATATAATTCCAATTAATATATCAAATAACGTTCCCGTAAATGTGCAAAAATCAATATTCTCTCCTTCGTCTAATGATATACATTTTTTAATATCTCGTGGATAAGATTTTACACATGTATTTATTTGTTTAATTTTAAATAATTCTAAATTATTTAATATTTTTTTTTTAATTTCATTCATACAATATTTTTCATTTTTATTATTATAATTTTTACAATTATTATCAATTTCTTCTATCCATTTTTTATTATTTGTTTGTAAGACATAAATATATGCTTTTGCTAGCATATTCATGAATGCTTCTTTATCATCTTTTGAAATATAATTTAATGGTGTTTTATCATCATCATTTAAAACAAAAATATTTAATTTTTTTTTATTTAAAATATTTTCATAATTTTTCCAAAGATTATTTATACATAAATAATGTAATATTGAATTTCCATATTTATCTATTATATTTACATTTGTTTTTTCTATTAATGTTTCTAGATAATAATTTTTTGATGAATCATAATTCTCAAATAATATATGTAATGGCAGGTCCCCATATATATCAGTTATATTACAATTTATATCTTTATTTTTTATTAATTTTTTATAACATTCTTTTTCATCTTGTTTTATACACCACATTATTGGGGTATTACCCATATTATCTTGCACATTTGGATTTGCGCCATGATTTAATAATTCATCAATCATCTCATAATTATTCCAAGCTACTGCATAATGAAGGGGCGCATATTCATTGCTATCATCTTGAATATTTATATTTGCACCATATTCAATTAATAATCTGACAATATCATTTGCTTGTAAATTTAATGCTAAATGTAATGCTGTATCCCCTGTATGTAATGTTTTATTATTTATTAAAACATTGTTATTTTTGAGTATTAATTTACAAATATTTATATTTTTTTTTCTTACTGCAAGATGCAAAGAATTATAACCATCGTTATTATAAATATTTATATTTGAATTATTTTTTAATAATAATTCTATTATTTCTATTTTATTATTTTTTATTGCATAGTGTAATGGTATTTGTCCTGCATTATCTTTTATATCAATAATTGACAATCCAACTCCATTTGCTGCATAATTTAATATTAATTCTATAATTTCATAATAATTTGATATTATTGCTTCATATAATATTGAGCGATTATAAAAATCAACAATATCAATACTACTCTTTTTTTCTAATAATAATTTTACAATATCTGGTCTATTATATTTTATCGCATATAATAATAAATTATAATTATTATCATCCTTTTGATTTAAATTTATATTTTCATATTTATTTATTATTTCTTTTAATTTCTCCCATTCATGATTTCTCATACATTTAAACAAATATTCGATATTATTATTTTTATTATTATCATCCATAATTATTATATAATTATAAAATTTTTATTGTATTGTTTATTATTTATTTATATAAAAAAATAATAACTAAAATTTATTCTCTTAAACTAACAATTAATTTATCAATATAATAAATAAAAATTTTTTCTAATATTAATTTTCTTGATATATGATATTTTCTAATACTATCTAATGCCATTTGAAAATTCATAAACATAATATTGCCAATTTCATCTTTTTGCGATTCTGTTATATTATTTTCTGGTTTTTTATCACTTATTTGTTCAGCAACAAAATAAATATGACGATATGAAATTCCATTTGTTCCTACAAAATCTTCAACTAATGGTTCAATTTCTTCTATTATTTTATAATCATTATTTGTATATCCTGTTTCTTCATTAAATTCTCTGATTGCACAATCAATATCACTTTCAAATTCATTTCTATTTTTACGTCCTTTTGGAAATCCCCATTCGTCATTATCATATTCTGGTGAAACTTTCTCTGTCAATATTTTTAAATTTATATATGGTCCATCTATTTTATCATCATTTTTTAATAAATTATAATTATTTAATGATAATTTTTTTCTTTGTATTAATTTATTTTCTCTGTTTCTCCATAAATCCTTCCATAAAATTTCAAATCCATCCTCTCTTGTTAATGAATTCTTTATTTTTTCTATTTCACTTTTTTTCATTTGTTTAAATAAATATTTTATTTGGTCTGTTTTATCTACTTTATACTCTCCTTTTATAAATTCACTATATCCTAAGCTATGTTTTCTACTAATTAATAAAAAATTAATATTATTTAATATACTATTAACATTATCCATATCTTTTTCTGTTATTTCTTGTCTATTTTTTTTATCTGTATAATCAATTTTAGATAAATCTATTTTTGTGTGTTCTGGTTTTATATTTTCAGTTCTAACATTATTATAATTAACTAATATTATTCCCCAACTTGTTGTCGGTTCTTTACACTCTTTATATGAATGAGTTTTATTATTACAATTTAAACACTTAAAAAATGTTTTTTTCATATTATTAATTATAATAATTAATAATATTTAACTAACACAATAAATTAATCTTAAATCTCCTCTTCTTCTTTTTCTTCTTCCTCCTCATCATCTTTGTCTTCATCTTCTTCATCACTTTCTGTTTCTAAATCATAATCACTTTCATCATTACTAATTATATTTTTATCATTATTAATTTCTTTTTTATTTATATTTTTATTAAAATCCATGTATTCTTCAGTTTCATAAATTTGTTGTAATTTATCAATAACTTCGTCGTCTTCAATAACTGAATCAATATAACCGAGCACAAATATTTCATTGCATCGATTTCTTATTCTTTTTCCTAAAACTTTTATATTAATCCATGTGCCATTTGTTATGGGTTTATTTATAATTTCTCCATTTTTATTTTTTGGATAATAAGCATTATTTCTAAATTGAATATTTTCTTTATTAATGTCAGTGCCATTAATAATAAATTTTATCGGTCCATTTTGTGCTTTAATTACAACATTATTAATACCAGTTATTTTTCCAATAATAATTGTTTTTTCTATTGGATTACAAATTCTACATTTAAAATTTACTTTAACTAATCCAGAATTTGTAAAATCCTCCGCCATTACATTTAATGCTCCTATATTTTCATCGACTCCGTATATTTTCTCAATATATCCATAATTTAAAAAACATTTATTCACATAATTATATTCTAAACTATGTTTAATTTTTTCTATAATATTATTTGTCATCATATTTGGTGTGATTCTAACTTCCGCATTCAATGTTGTCACAAAATATGGTCCGCTCATTTAATTATATTATATTTATATTTTTATCTTTCAATTAATATATATTTCAATTTTTTTATGATGGTATTATCTCATTTGTTTCTATTAATATTTTTTAATAATAAAAAAATATTAATATAAACCTGATAGAAATATTTTTAATCATAGTTAGTGACATAATAAATTTACAAAAATATATTTACACAAATATAATTACAAAAATAAATTACAATATTAAAATTTCATAATTAGCAAAATAATAATAAATCACATCTAATGAA